TTACGCAACGGCCCACAAGGATGGCGAAAGCGTGACCGTTGTCTATTCCGTTGAGGCCGAAGGAGCGGCAGCGGCGGCAGCAGTCTCGAAGGCCGCAACAGGACGCTGAACTCCTTGTCCATACTTCACTCCTAAGGCCGATAGTTCTCGCGGTCGGCTTGCGCTTTCCGGTCGGCTTCATATTCCTTGTCCACGGTGCTCGGCTTCACAACTCTTTTGATGCTGTCCTGGTGGCGCTTCTCGAGCCGCTTGTCGAGTGCTTCCAGACTCGTCGTTTCGCCTGATTTATTTACCATATGTTTTTCTCCTTTGACCTGGTCGGTCGAAAAAGATTATCCGCATTCGGTCATCTACGTAGGCATCTCAGCGAGTCGCCGCTCGCGTTCGGTCATGCTCTCAAAGGGGGACCACTCCGGAACGCCGTCCGCTTTGAGCTGCTCGTACTCCGCAAGGCTTCTCAGCGGCATCCACGGCGCGACATGGGTCTCTCGAGGCTGGCTGTCCAGGGGCGTAGCTTTGTACAGCGCGACGAGTTTTCCATCCTCGAATTTCCCCAAGCCTTTTGGAAATTCCGGCGTGACAGCCACGATGTGCGGCACGGGAATCGCGTGCTCGTTTCCCATCCTGTAATTCACTGCCGCCTTCAAGTGCTCGCCGATCATCTTTAGCAAACGTAAATCTTCCTCGCTCTCGGAACTGCTCGAGATCGAAAGTTCCCAGCCCCTTATGAATTCCTGCGCGTCCATTAGCGGCTCCGTTTCCGTTTTTTGTCTTCGGCGATCTGCTTCGCCCGCGCTTTGACGTATTCATTTAGCGGAAGCGCGCCCATCGAACCGCTAACCTTTTCGCCGATCCGCTCGATGGCACGCTTGACGGCATGCGGAGTCATCTCGGCGAAAGATCTTGCTTCCTCCGGGTGGTGAAGGAGGTACTCAGTGACGCGTGCGCCAGCACCGTCCCCCATCTCAAGAATTTCCGCTGCCGCTGCGCGGGGAATCTGAATCGATTCGCTGCGCTTCACCAATTCAGGCCAGTTGGCATAGTTCTCGGCCTGTACCTGAGTGATCTCCCGGTTGTACCTGTCCATTTTCGAAAAATTCGCCGCTTGTCCTTCCTGGGTGATCAATTCGCCCAGACGCCCTGGCCTTTGTGACACCGCCATGCGCATGCCAGGCGGCGGCTCCTCCGGGGGGCCCGGCTCGATCGCGTAGCCGTTTTCTCGCCAGTCGGGCCGCGCGGCCGCATCGAGCTCCGCCTGCGACGATGTGCTGCTCGTCAGTTTCGTGGTCACTTTGTTCCCCCTTTTTTCTTCTTCTGCCGGGCGCGTTCCGCCACGACGAACCAATTCACGCCAGCCATCTCAATTCCATCGACTGTCGATCCGTGTAGTGGATGTTGTATTCAGGCCCCGGCTCTGGCTTCACGCCCATGCGGTCGCGCCCCGAAGTACACCAGTAGCGAGAGGCGTCCATCAAATGGTCGTTTTGCTTGACGATTTTCCCCTCTTTGTCCCGCTGATAAAGACGAAATTCCGAGAGCCAATTCCCCAGCGAACGAAATACCTTCAATTTCCCCGCGCTCAACAGTTGCCACATCTGGTAAATTCCGGATTCGACCGCATTGATTGCCGGCTCGAGGTTCAGCCCGCACTGCCGGTAAATTTCGATCAGTTGGATTCCGTCAACTTGGCTTCGTCCGCGCGCGGCGGGATCCACCACGCCGCGTATCCAGTCGCCGCGAGATTTGATCGCCTCCGCGTGGATTACCGGCTCGGCTTGACCGCGATAATATTCTGAATAAAAGTAGGACACGCCAGCTTCGTTGTCCCTCGCACCCCATACCGCCGCCGTCCTGTTCCATCCCACGTCGAGCCCGTAGCTTCGGGGCCAATGCACAGGAATTGGAAAATCAGCAACCACAATGTCTGATTCGGGCACCTGATAAATGGCTCCGGAGCCTAACTGCGGAACGCCCTTCGACCGGGCCTCGCGCTGATAGGGCGGAATCGACGCCAGCAATTCCGCTTTCGCCTCCGCGCTCAAATGCGGAACGTCATCCCAGGTGGCTTGCACAACGAACTTGCCGGAATCGCTTTCCTGTTCCATTAGGAAATCACGAACAATGTCCGTGACGCCAAGCAAAGGCGTGAAGGTCAACAGCAGGATTCCGTTTGTGGTCATCGTGCGGAGTAACGATTCCACATAGACTTCGCGGTCGCATTCCTCATCAAGCCACACCAAATCCCTGTTGGTTCCCTGAAATGCTTCACGCCCTTGATCGAACGATTTGAGGATTAACTCACTCGTTCCGCCGCTTATGTGCTTCACGAAAACGCCTTCAATGGCATCGGCAACACCAGGTTTCGCGGTTGTGCGGAGCAAGTAATCGGCAGGTATCAATCCAGTGCCAAACTCGCCGATGGGACCGAGAAGAATGCGCTGCAGAATGTCTCTTGTCGTCTTGGCCGTGTCGCCGGCGGCCCAGGCGTTGATCGGACGCGAGAATCTGCGGCCGTTCCACCATGCCGGGTAGCGGCCAGTGAGATGTAAAACGGCTTCGTACGCACCAACGCCTTCGCTCTTGCCTACGCGATTGGCCGCAAGCATGGCGCGTTCTCGACGTGTAGCGCCAGCTTCGAAGAAAGCAATGTGCTTGGGATAAAGCTCGCGGCGAAGAGGACCAGAATCGGGGTAGTAACTATCAATCTTGGTACGCTTTTTGTGGCGCTGGTCCGCCTCCAGGATCTCGATGACCTGCTGGAGCGGCGCGGTCATTTGCGTGCGCCAGAGGGCACTCTGCCGCGCTCAGCATATGCTTTTAACGCCAGCGCAGCCGCGTAGGACGAACGCAGAGGGAAAGATGGCGTCATTGTACGGCCACTTCCCCTTCCGGAAGTTTGGCGAGAAGCGCTTGCAGGCTCTCGCGTACTTCGGAGTTGGTCAAAAGCTTTTCCAGACGGGCTAGGCGTTCATCAGTGGACAATTCCTCAACTGGAGCGACCTGAGAAGCCGAAGGATTCGTGCGAACGCGAAGCAGGTCCACATCGACCACGAGCTTGAGCGCCCACGGCCTTTTCAGCTTGGCGCACTCAATCAAAGCCTCAACTTGTCTTTTTGGAGAACGGAAAGGTTCTCATACCTGCAAGCAAGTACGAAGAAGGCAAACGTTTGCTGGAGCAGGTTCAGCCAAATCATTAACGGCGGGAAATGTTCATCAAACGATTCGCGACGGGCGACGAACTCTACTTGACATCTTGGATCTTAACGCCGTCTGGTTTAGCGAATAGTCGTACGTCGAAGGGCATTTCCTCGTACGCGCTGTACCAATAGACTTCGCGCTTGCTTGCGTGCCGCCTCGCTACGGCTACAGGTGTTTCTGGAGTCCCGGTTGTGAACAGGAATAACTGCGAATCGCCGATCTCGACCATATACGACTTCGTGGCCTTGCCTTGAAGGGTCGGACCCGGACCCGATACTGCCCCACTTCCCTCGAAATAAGTTAGCTCTCGCCCAAACTCTAGCCTCATGAGGAGGCCGCGTGTATTTGTAGCCGAATTTACGTCCTCACCGGCAATGAAAATCGGTAACCGACAGTTGAACGTAGGACCGGTGTCTACTTCATGCTGCGCCGTCTTCGTCAAAAGGTTCACGAGCCAGGTGTCTGGCTCGTTTATGATCGCCAGCCCGTGAATTCCGTGCTCGGTGTCGGGTAACTCCTCGATTCGGCAATAGCGAGACCCCGCCCGGTACATGGTCTTTGGCTGTGCCGCAAAGCTCATCTCGGGCACATCTGGGCTCTGGAGACGTACGACGAGTTTCGTCATTGTTGCCGGGACCGTCTGGTTCAAACCAGCCTGCCCCCACGCTACCGTGTTCAGTAGGCAAAGAAAAAAGGGGATTAGCGCTTTCATGACAGCTCAAGTATACCAGCTTGGCCCAGCGGCTACGTGCGGAAGAGCCTCGGTATGAACTGTCACCGGGGGTGGGGTGATAGCTGAGGGTGCCTGAGTCCCTCGTTCCTCAGAAGGGTGCGTCTTTCTGTCTCCCCTTACCTCG